ACAAACACATCTTTGGTGCCCGCACTGAAATTGACCGCTGTGCCCCCATTGCTTGACTCTAAAATTGTGGTCCTTGAGAGTGTTGTGCCTGATAGGGTGTATGTGCCAATCCCCACTTCCCATTCAGAACCAGTTTGGCCTGCAATGGTGTAGTAGGTGGTATTTGCGTTACCAATAACTGAGAAAGACTGAAATCCCGTAACTGCACCAAGTAGCGTGACTGTGCCAGTACCCGTCGTAGTGGTGGTTTCTTTAACCCTGTCTTTTAGTACCAAAGCCATTTTTTATCCTTCACACTGCTGTGTCAACCAACGCCCAAGTGGCGGTTTGTGCCGAATCTACATTTTGCCAGTTTGCAGGTTGACTGTCATCAATCAATTTCCAATAGAACGCTGCAACATTGCCCACTGCCCCAGAAGCAGACACTCCAGTTAGAGCAAGTGATTTTGTAAATCCCATTGTTCCAACCGCGCCAGAAGCAGTCACACCCGTTATGGCGACCAGTTTTGTAAACTCAACTGTTCCAACAGTGCCAGAAGCGGCCACACCTGTTAGAGCTACTGTGCGGGTTACCTCTACATTTCCAACAAAGCCAAAAGCAACATCACCATCTTCACCCTCAGAAATGGTAGGAGCCATTGTTCCAACTGCGCCAGAAGCCGACACCCCGGTAAGGGCTAATGACCTCTCCGCAACTGTAACGGTGCCAACTTCCCCAGAAGCTACTACACCAGTAAGAGCAGTTGATAGGCTTTGGGTTACTGTATCAACTGCACCAGAAGCCGCAACTCCTGTTAATGCAATTGATACGTTTGGCGTTGTTGTGCCTACTGCCCCACTTGCAACTACGCCAGATAAAGTAATTTCTGGTGCATCAACAAGAGTTGCAAACGGGACTTCGGCAAATGCGGCTATACCAAACATGGCTTACGGCTTGCGCCGCCCCCGCATTAAGTTGTGGCCAAACGCAACAGAGCAGTCGAAGTCGTGTTGGAAGGCATCGTCAAAGCAAAGGTTCCAGCCGTGATTGTCTGTGAACCAAAGGTGTGGACGCTGACCGCCTTGTTGCTCTGTGTTGAGTTATAGATTAACACCGCATCAAACGCCGTAGCCAAAGTCACCGTGGTGTAGGTGATCGAAGCCGAAGGAGTAAAGAAGGCCACACCTGCGGTTGCAGAACTATTGGTTGCCGTAGGAGGAGTTGCAGCCGTTACTGTTACTCCACCCGCTGTATACCCAGTACCTGACACTTCCCCAGTAGCGGAATATGCCGTAGTTGCGGCATTGTAGGTGGCTGAAGTTAGATACAGCGCCGCTTTAAACGTGTCAGTAGCGCTAGTGCCCCGTGTGGGAGCAGTGCCAAAGTTGTGCGTTGCTGTCAGCAACTCACCCATAAACGAAGTGGTCATTGATTGTGTGTTTGCCATGATGTTTCCTTTAACCTATTGATGCGGCTTCAGCACCGGCAAAAACCGGCATTTTCTTCAACTGGACATGGGCAGAACGATGTACAAGTTCGCCCTCCAACCAATACTCAACCCAAGTGGTTAATTCGTTGTCATTGTCCACGGTTCCTTCCCGCTTTTCAAGCAAAGAATCGTCCATGTCGCCTTTGGTTGTGGTTACTAGCATGGTTGTTCCTTAAGCAAGTCGAATGAGTGCCGATGTGCTGGTGTTCGCAGGCATCGTCACGGTGAAAGTTGCACTGGATGTCTTGTCGTTGCCAAAATCCAAAACGCATACAGCGCCGTTGGCCCCGGCCTTGTAGATCAACGCACCCCTAGCAGTGATAACCCCCGTCCAAGCAGGGGACGAGAAGTTGATGAACACAATACTTCCAGAAGAAACCAGTTCAGTGCCAACCGTAGCTGTTACCACCAGACCTGTAGCAGCATAGTTGCCCCCCGTTGCTTCTCCAGTAGCGGTATACGCTGTGGTAGTTTGGTCAAGTGTGGCGGCATTGGTGTACAGCGCCAGACGAAAAACATCTGTTGAGAAGTTAAACGCCTCACTTGCCAAGCCTGATCGAAGAGTGTTGCAACTGAAGTTACCTGTGAATGCCATCAACGCACCCCACTATTTTGCGGTAACGGCGCTTGCCGATACTGCCCACTACGGTAAGCATCACTACGCTCCAAGCCATCACCCAGACGTTGGGCCAATGCAAGAGCTTCCATGTACTTCTGGTTGTACCCGGTGATGATGTCTACTTCACCCTTCATAAAGGTGTAGGCTTCAACCAAAGACCCATACAACAGCACAGTGTCAAAGTTGTCGCCCAACCATGTTTGGCCAGAAGCCACTGTGGTGATGGACTCAGGGTAATAGTAGTAGTGCAACTCAACCGCGTATCCAGTATCTGGCGTGGGGCCAAGAATGAACGACAACTCATTGGTAATTGTTGGGGAAGGGCCGCTTGTAGTCGTTGGACCAAACAAAGCGTAGTATTTAGGAATGGCGGTGTAAGTTGGTAGCGGATACGCCTGACGGATGAAGTTCACATCTTTGTTCAGTAGGTACTCGTATGCACCTGTTGCGTCAATCACAGCCAACGAAAACGTCGAAAGAAAGTCTGTAGGACACGCCAAATACTTGTTGTTTACAGTTGTTACCGCTGTAACATTTTTACGCAGAAAAGGGAACTGAACCGAGTTGTATATACGTTGTTCAGCCTGCGTGATAAAAGTATTGATCTGTGTCGTTGTAGACACAGTACTCGAACTCGCAAGGTACACAGCCGGGAACTGATTCTCGGTGTACGACTGAATTGTGTTGTACAACTCGGTGTAGTTCATGCCATCGGGCCTCTAGACATCACGCCCTTGGTAGCCGCACCAGTGCCGCGCATCTTAATACCGCTAGTTTTGACATCATCGCGGGCTGGATTACCTGCGCTCACGCGACCACTACCACTTGATGGCGTAACTTGATCTGCGCTCAAAGTGTTTGGATCTACACGCTTTGACATTTTTAAAACGTTGCCAGACATATCGTGGGGCACGGCATAAGTGGCGGCATCGCCAACTTCTTTGCCCATCATTTTTTTGCTAAATTTGCCCATGTTAGCCTCCACGCTGATTCATTGCACGAGACATACCCCGGCCAAACTTCTTACGATCCAAACTGGTAGGGCCACCCTTTTTCATGCCTTTGGCGTGCATACGGCCTTCATGGCCTTTGACGGCCTTTTTGGCTTCAGTGTCGGCAATAGCCTTGACTTGTTTCTTGTCCATCTTCAACTCCTTATGTTGTTGCTACCGTGACTGTACCTAATTGCACGCCTAAAACCAAGTTATTTGGTGTTAAACCAGCATCATTTGCTCGTGAACCACCAATAGGGTACCAACCCCATTGGAATATTCTACTGCCACCCTCTGGCGTTCCCGAGCTATTTGTACCTGACAAGATGTAACTTACATCTGGCCGAGGGTCCCGCACAGCTTGCGGGTCATTTACCGGGTACATACCAATCTGAAGCTGTGGCTGATCCTCTTCCCAGCACTCAGGACAAACCTTAATGGCAACCTGCTTTGTCTTGATGGTCAGTTTTCTAAGCTCTTTGAGCTTGTACCGTTGACCACACCGATCACACTCAGAAATTGCATATTTGCCTGAAGCAAATTTATTAGGCATAGAACATGTTCCTTGGAACGTATCTATCTGCCGATTTATCCCTGTCTTCCTGTGAGGCTAACAGCCATTGTTGTTCGTATTCAACTTTTAACCAATCCATCCGAACCTCTGCGCCAGGAATTTTTTGAGAAAGATAAAAAGCCAACCCTGCCACCAAACAAGGAATAAGACGGAAAGGTATGTCCTGAACATTTACACCACTACCTGCATCTTGCATTCGGCGCAAACGGTAGTAAACCAATGTGTATTGATCCCCAGGCGCAGACGGTGAAGGGTATAAATTTAAAGACGAAAGGTTGTTACTATAGATGGCCGTACCACTAGTATGAGCCGCAGCAGTCGTATTGTTTTGTCCACGGAAACAGTACTGCAACTCATTGCCAACAATGTTTTGGTAAGAAATGGTTTCAGTGTCAATATTGATAAAACCTGACGTAGTCAATGCAGACGGGTTTGCAACCGTGATTGTTGAGTCAGTAGCTGTAATCGTTGCCGCCAAGGTAGCCGTTGTCAGGTTTGTCTGCCCGGTTTGACGATTTACCCA